ACCCACAAGCGACCATAAGCCGATATAGCGAGATTCCCACTAGGAACAGTCCCTACATAGCCTGACTTCTCAGAAACCCGTCTATAAGTGGTTGTACTTACAGCAGGGTCGTAAATGATTGGGTCATGCCCTGTTTGAAAGAAATAAGTGATTCCATTCAAAGAAGCACACTGCCAATTACTAGCAGAGATGGTAGGAGCAGAACCACCCCCCCCATAGGTCAACTCAGTAACAGTAGTGCTACTCAGTTTGAATATCTTATTGTTGCCAGCAAACAACACAGTCAATGTGCCATCAGTCTGGACTAACTCATGGATCACACCAACATCGTTAGCACCAAGGTCTCCAGAAGAAGAATTAACCCTTGTCCAACCTTTTCTTGATCCAATACGACCATATTGGTCAATCACACAGTTAGTAGCAACCAAAGCAAATCCACTAGCCAAATCCAATGGACTATCCTGAGTATTCAACCCATAAAAGCCTGGTGCGCTAATGCTGAATGTTTGGATTGGTTGAGCCATTAGATAGCCTCAAAAGAGCCAAACTCAGGATAACGAGTGGCTTCCATAGCAATGTAGTCAGAAAGCATAGACTTGTAGAGCAAATAGGCTTCTGAAGAAGATAATCCACCATCCTCACCACGCTCAACCAAAGCACGAGCATAAGCATTCTGGACAATCAACTCAGATGGCATCAACACTACTGTTGAATCAGAAGAGAGAGTTGCTTGCGGAACAATGATGCTGAACTTGAGGGTATACACGCCATCAGGAACAGGAAACAGACTCACCTTGGTGTCATACGAGCCATCTACGCCATCAAACGCATAGTAGGTAGGAGTGGCATTAGAAGGGTTGCCAAAGTTCAGAAAACGATTCATGTTGGCAAAAGGAATGTTAGTCATCCCATTGTTTGCCGTATCGTTAATCACATCTTGAACACGGAACTTCTGACCTGCACCAGTCAATGAATATGAAGATGTACCAGAAGTGGTCGTGAGAACAACAGTAGTTCCCAAGATGTTCCACTCATAAGAGTCTTCAATTGCTCGTTTGGCATCGTTAACAAACTTGCCAATCAAAGCAGAATAAGTAGTCTCAGAAACAGTAGATACTGTCTCTTCACGCAGTCGCACAAGGACATCATTGACAAGTTCTAGGTAGGTCATGATCTAGTCAATCCTATTTGTTCAAATGTAGCAATCACAGAAATAGTAGAACCAGTTTCTGAGAGAGCTGAGATGTAGTCACCCTCTTCCATAAGGATGTACTGATTAACATCAATCTCAGCGTAAGTTGATTTTGCTGTCAATGTGTATTCAAAGGTAATCAAGATGCTTGTAGCAGCACTTGCGTCATACCAAGTAAAGCTAATATGCTTGTTGGATGAACCATTGTTTGAGGCGTGAAGCAATACACATTTGGCGTAATAGCCAGTCGGCACTGTATACAGCGTAGTAGCCGTATTAGCAGTTAAGTTCTTGCCGACAGATATTGGTCTCATTTATTCCTCTTAGAGATCGCTTTTGCTTTCGCTCTAGCATCTTCTTTGGACGTTGCGCCCCAAGCTCTAAGAGATAATAGGAGTCGAGTCGGCTTCCCATCTTTCATCTCAGCGCCAGGCATATTGCCCATTCGTGCTAAAAAGGATGCCCTGCGAGGGTTGTCTCCCGACTTGACTGGTGGTTTTAAATTGCCACCTGTTTCTGCATTATACGATGCTCTTCCTTTGGCATTCAAGCCCCCTTTCGGGTTTTTTCCTGCTTTTGTTTGCCAAGTTGGAGATTTCATTTCTTCTTCTTTTTAGATTCAGAAATAGCGATGGCAATAGCTTGGTCTTTAGACTTAACTACTGGGCCTTTTTTGCCAGAATGAAGCGTTCCTGCTTTAAATTCTCGCATAACCTTGCTGATTTTCTTCTCAGCCTTCGTCTTCATTTCTTGGCTTTCTTTGCCATGTTCTTGGCAGTACGCTCACCACGCTTAGGCATAGGCTTGCCAACAGCAACCATAATCGTCAAAGGCATGACCTTCTTTTCCTTTTTAGGCATCTTAGAGCTAGTCATTTTGGTTTTTCCGTACATGATCTCACCTTACAAGTTTAGTTGCTATAAAAGAAATGATGCCACCAACAACGGAGGCAATCGCCATACCGACAAAAAAGCCACCTTTGGACTTGTTTGCCATCTCTAAAAGAAGTTTAATATCTTGGCGAAGTCCATGAACTTCTGCTTGGAGAGCTTCTACTTGAGCTTCCAGTTTGCCAAACTCTCTTGGGTCAATTTCAGACATTTGCGACTTTCTTAGGTCTTCCAGCCTTCCTAATAGGGGTAGGAGGGGCTAGAACAACAGGTTTATCAGTAGATTCGACCACTTCTTCTTGGTCGATACGTACATAGCCCTGATGACCTTTCATTGAGTCAATATCATGTTGGTGAACAAATGTGACTGTCTGTCCACTTGCTAAACAGCGAAAGGTTGCCATAAGAACTCCGTGAAAAAGGGGGTTATTAGCCCCCTTGGATTAGACCATGCGTGCTACAACAATGCGAAGTGTCGAAGATGCCAAGTCAGCAGTTGAGCCAGACTCATTCTGAATGCGGAACTTAACTGTGTTAGCGGCAGAAACATAACCTGTTACTGTCAAGCCAACCAAGTCAACACCCAAAGATGCGCCAATGACCATGTCACCCAAAGCTACGCCAGGGATCGTAATATCGTCTGTTTCGCCAGCACCATCAACCAAAGAACCTGCGTCAAGAGTAGCACGAACTACCCAAGTGTCGCTAAAGATTCCACGGAACTGATCGTTACCACGGCGTGAGACTACTGCGGATGCGGTTGCCATAATAAATTCCTCCTAGATTAAGAAAAAACCCCCCCACCTGTTAAGGCGAGGGGAAATGGCAACATTAGGCTGGTACTGCCAACGCAAAAGCGCCAGAAGCATTAGCGGCAGAGCTAGTAGCGTTTGTACGCAGAGCTTTCACACCATAAATGGTATCAGCAGTAAACAATGTACCGAGGTACTCTTGTTTGTACTGAGTCTGTGAACGGATGCCCAATTGCTCAACCAAGACCATAGAGTCTTTGTGACCCATCAAGCAAATGCGGTCTGTGCCAGAAGAACCAGCGCCAGTGTCAGCATTAGATGTGGCGAACACAGCCATGCCGTACAGTTGACCGATTTCACCATTGCGGATCGCATCGCCGTTGCCAACGAATGCTTGCTCAGTGTAACGAGCCAAACCCATCAAAGTGTTGCGGCTTGAGGGTGGGATCAGGAAGAAACGACCATCCATAGGAATGTCATTGTCGTCCAAACGCTGAATAGTGCGACGAATAGCAGCATCAGTCAAAGCGGCAGCGTTAGATGATGTGCTGTTGTAAGCAGTAGTGCCATCAGAGCCGATGTAGGCTTTAGTGGTTGTATTGCTTGTAGCGTAGTCATCAGTACCAACTGTAGCGCCATTGAAAGCACGACCCAATTGAACCAAGTCTGTGTCGATACGCTTAGCCAAGGCATAACCAGCGTCTTCTGTGTAGAAAGAACGCAGTGATGTCAAAGCCTGAACTTCAACGATGTCTTCGATCAAACGTGAGTATTCATAGTGCTTGTTAATCAAGACTTGAATGTTTGTGTCGCTCTCAGCGATCAAAGTCACAGCATCTGTAGCGGCTTTAGCGGAAGCAGAACCACGAGCAGGGCTAGGTATGTTGACAGTGTCACCCTTTTTGCCTTTGAAAGACATCTTCTTGACCAAGTTGGCCAAAACGAGGTTCTTCTTATAGGCGGCAACAATTTCATCACTCCAAATCTCTGGAATAAAGTTAGCTGCGGATGTAGTGGTTACACTATTTGTGGGGGAAAAGGCGGTATTTGCCATAGTTAAATCTCCAAAAAGTTAAGGTTACTTGACTCGACCTTCAGCGTACGCAGTCATGATTTCATCAGAAAGCGCCTCGTATCGGGACGGGTCTTGCATTTTCAGCCGAATAAGGTCTGCCCTACGATAGACCCTCTTTGATGACTCTCCAGAACCACCTACATCTACCCCCGCTGCCTTCAAATTCTGCTTCCGAGTGGCTTCTCCAGCATCACTCGATTGCTTCTGTTTGACAGAGCGAAGTTCCTTGTAAGTCGATAACAGTTCATTG